CGCTGTACATCAAATACCTCAAATAAAATATTGTATGGTGCGGAAATACACCACACAAGTGCCACTGTACTGCTTTTTTCTGTGTATGTCAATCAAATGTTCCATGGAGGACGCGCATGAATCCACTTCGAGCCATATTTCACTCCCGCGATAAACCGAAAGATTCTCTTAACGGCAGTCGCTATAGCTTCTTCTTCGGCGGCACGTCAAGCGGGAAGCCGGTAAACGAAACGACCGCCATGCAGATGACGGCGGTGTACTCTTGCGTAAGGATTCTGTCCGAGACCGTCGCGGGGCTGCCGCTGAACGTCTATCGGTATAACGATAGCGGCGGCAAGGAGAAGGCATTCAAGCATCCGCTCTACCGGCTTCTGCATGACGAACCCAACCCTGAGATGACGAGCTTTGCGTTTCGGGAAACGCTCATGAGCCACCTGCTGTTGTGGGGCAATGCCTACGCGCAGATCATCCGAAACGCCAGAGGTGAGGTAGTCGCACTCTATCCGCTCATGCCGAACAAAATGACAGTCGACCGTGATCAGAACGGCCGGCTTTTTTATTTGTATCAGCGCGGGTCGGAGGACCCGACAACGCTCGGCAAATCGTCACAGATAACGCTTACCCCCTCGGATGTTCTACACATTCCCGGACTTGGCTTCGACGGCCTAATCGGTTACTCGCCGATCGCCATGGCGAAGAACGCGATTGGATTGGCGATCGCCACCGAGGAATACGGCGCGAAGTTCTTCGCCAACGGCGCGGCCCCTTCCGGCGTGCTGGAACACCCCGGTACGATAAAAGACCCGTTGCGGGTGAAGGAAAGCTGGAATTCAGCATATCAGGGCAGCGCGAATTCCCATAAGATCGCGGTTCTCGAAGAGGGGATGAAATACACGGCGATCGGTATCGCGCCAGAGCAGGCGCAGTTTCTGGAAACACGCAAGTTCCAAATCAATGAGATTGCGCGCATCTTCCGCGTGCCGCCGCATATGCTGGCGGACTTGGAGAAATCGTCGTTCAGCAACATCGAGCAGCAATCGCTCGAGTTTGTGAAATACACACTCGATCCATGGGTTGTGCGCTGGGAGCAGAGCATGTGCCGCGTTCTGTTTAGCGAGAGTGAAAAGTCAGCGTATTTCATTAAGTTCAACGTCGATGGTCTTTTGCGCGGCGATTACGCCTCGCGCATGACCGGATACGCTACGGCACGCCAGAACGGTTGGATGAGCGCGAACGACATCCGCGAACTGGAGAATCTTGATCGTATCGCGCCGGAGCTCGGCGGGGACTTGTATCTCATCAACGGAGCCATGACAAAGCTGGAGGACGCAGGGTTGTTCGGGGGAGCACAGCAGAAAAAGGAGGATTCTTCTTGAAACGACAATTTTGGAATTGGGTGCGTAATGAAGACGGCATCCGCACTTTGACCATCGACGGTGTGATTGCCGAAGAGAGCTGGTTTGACGACGACGTCACGCCGAAACTGTTTCGGGAGCAGCTAAACGCTGGCTCGGGCGACGTCGTGATTTGGGTCAATAGCCCAGGTGGCGATTGCGTCGCAGCAAGCCAGATCTACACCATGCTCATGGAGTACAAGGGTCGGGTTACCGTCAAGATCGACGGTATCGCGGCAAGCGCCGCGTCGGTGATCGCTATGGCCGGCACCGAAGTGCTCATGGCCCCGACCAGCTTGCTCATGATCCATAACCCATTGACGGTGGCGATCGGCGATAGCGAAGAGATGAAAAAATCGATCGCCATGCTGGACGAGGTGAAGGAAAGCATCATCAACGCATATGAGCTGAAAACGGGTATGTCGCGCGCGAAACTCGCGCACCTCATGGATGCTGAGACGTGGATGAATGCGCAGAAAGCGATCGAGCTTGGGTTCGCTGACGGTATCCTGACACGCGACACGGGTGTGCCGGACGGTACCCCGATCAATAGCTACCAATTCAGCCGGCGTGCGGTGACAAATTCGCTCCTGAGCAAAATTCCGAAAACAGAACACAAGCAACCTTCCGAGCCGCTGTATCAGCGGCTCAATCTTTTGAAGAAATAAAGGAGAGAAATTCATGAACCAGATTCAGGAACTCCGCGAAAAGCGTGCAAAAGCGTGGGACGCGGCCAAAGCGTTTCTTGATACGAAGCGCGGCAACGACGGTCTCCTGTCTGCCGAGGACGTGGCAACATATGACAAGATGGAAGCTGACGTCGTGAACCTCGGCAAGGAAATCGATCGGCTTGAACGACAGGCGGCGTTGGATGCCGAGCTGAGCAAGCCCACCGCCGATCCGCTGACCAGTAAGCCTGCGCAGTCTGCGGCGGAACAGAAAACAGGCCGTGCGTCCGATGCGTACAAAAAGGCATTCTGGAACGCGATCCGCTCCAAGAACCCGAGACCTGAGATCCTAAACTCCCTGTTGGAAGGAACCGACAGTGAGGGCGGCTATCTCGTACCGGACGAGTTTGAAAAGACGCTGGTGCAGAAGCTGACGGTTGCGAACGTGCTGCGTCCACTCTGCCATGTGATCCAGACCAGTTATGGTGATCGGAAGATTCCTGTGGTCGCATCCAAGGGCACCGCTGATTGGGTCGACGAAGAGGGGACCTACCCGCTCTCGGACGATACGTTCTCGCAGGTCGTGCTCGGTGCGTATAAGCTTGCGACCATGATCAAGGTCTCCGAGGAACTGCTCTCCGACAGTGTCTTCGACATCGAAGGGTATGTGTCCGATCAGTTTGGCAAACGCATCGGCGACAAGGAAGAGGATGCGTTCCTCACCGGCAACGGCGTGAGCAAGCCCATCGGAATTCTCAACACCACCGGCGGCGCAGAAGTCGGTGTCACCACGGCAGGCGCTGCTGCGATTACGGGCGATGAACTGATCGACCTCGTGTACTCGCTCCGCGCACCATACCGCAAGAGCGCTGTGTTCGTGCTCAATGACACCACCGTAAAGCTGCTCCGTAAACTCAAAGACGGTGATGGCCAGTACCTCTGGCGTCCGGGCATCACGGAGAACGCGCCAGACACCATCCTCGGACACCGCATAGTGACGAGCGAGTTCATGCCGGGGGTTGCGGCGGGCAACAAGTCTATCGCGTTTGGCGACTTCTCCTTCTACTGGATCGCTGACCGACAGGGTCGCACGTTCAAGCGTCTGAATGAGCTGTACGCGACTACCGGACAGGTCGGCTTCCTCGCTTCCCAGCGTCTGGATGGCAAGCTGATTCTGCCCGAAGCGATCAAGGTTCTGCAGCAGAAGGCGTAACGGAGGAGTTTTATGGAAATCATTGAGACTCCGGCGGGGGACGTGACCCGCAATTGTAAAAACTACCTAACCGACGGCGGAGATCGGTTGGTGATCGGCGGTACTCTGGAGGTGCTGGATACCGCCACCGTCACCGGGCTGCAATCGGGATATGCAACTGAGCAAACCGCTGGCAGTGTGTACCAGGCGACGAATCAAGCTGCGAGCGCCGCAACAACAATCTCCGACCTCACGAGCGATTTCAACGCTCTGATGCAGAAGCTCAAGGATGCTGGGATCATGGCGGCAGACCAGCCGGGTTCGATGTGAGATGACGACGCTGCTAACTAAGGTCAAGGCGAACCTGATCCTAGAACATGATACCGACGATGAGCTCCTCCAGCGCCTGATCGATGCTGCCGTTGCATATGCTGAGAGCTATCAGCACCTGACCACCGGAACCTATGAAGCAGCGGTTATGCCGCCGACAACCGAGGCTGCCGTGATCATGCTCGCCTCTCATTTCTATGAGAGCCGGGACGGCAGCACGGGCGGAATTTTCGCGGACAATGTGCAGGCGGGGCAACAAGTGTGGAACACGGTGAACACGTTGCTCCGCCTTGATCGTGATTGGAAGGTGGGTTCATGAGCTTCGGCAGAATGAACACGCTGATTTCGATTGCGCAGGAAGTAGTGACGAAGGACCCGGAAGGGTTCGCGACGAAAACGGATAACATCCTCGTATCCATCCATGCTTACCGGGAAGGGCGGCTCGGTTCTCAGAAATGGGTCAACCGTGCTGCCTTTTCAGAGGCGACGGATCTGTTCCGGCTTCGCGCCATCCCTGGCCTGACCGTAACCACGGCACATGTGATCCTTTGCGGCGATGCTCGCTTTTCCATCACGTCCGTCGAGGATGTCAAGGGTCGGGGAATGTACCTAGAAGTGCTGGTAAAGAAGGTGACACCGGATGGCTAAGGTAAAGATCGAAATGCCCGATATGTTCCTGAACCAAATCGCCGGTATGGGCAATGCGCTTGATGCGGCGATCCCCAAGGCGCTTGCAGCGGGTGGCAAGGTCGTTCTGGACAGGATGAAATCAAACCTCAAGACGGCGATCGGGCGTGGTACAAAGGTCAAATCGCGCTCGACCGGCAAACTCGCCGCGGCGCTTGGTGTATCGCCCGCGAAGCTGGATCGCGACAATAACCTCGACGTGAAAATCGGGTTCTCGGAAGGGCGCGGCGCTGTGAGTAACGCCATGCTCGCCAACTTATTGGAATACGGCAAGCACGGCCAGCCGCCGCAGCCGTTTCTGAAGCAGACCAAGTCGTCGAGCCGGAAGCCATGCATCGAGGAGATGCAGCGCGTATTAAAAGAGGAGCTGAAGTTGCCGTGAGCATACTGGAAGAACTGAATACGATCGTCGAGAGCGCCGGCCTTCCTGTGGAAACCGGCGTTTTCTCAACACCGGCGCCGGATGCGTATGTCGTGATCACGCCGATTGCAGAGCATTTCGAGCTATTTGCCGACAATACGCCGGGCATGAACATCGAAGAGGCGCGGCTGTCACTCTTTTCAAAAGCAAACTATGCAGCAAAAAAAATATTGCTCGTTCGATTATTGCTCTCGGCGGGGTTCTTAGTATCGGAACGGCGATATATCGGGCTGGAAGAGGACACGGGCTATCACCACTTTGCCATCGATGTGGCGAAGGAGTATATGGAGGAAGATTAGATGGCAACCATCGGATTGGATAAATTGTATTACGCGAAGATCACCGAAGGCGCGAACGGCGACGAGACATACGCCGCACCCGCTTCGCTCGCCAAGGCGATATCCGCAGAATTGAAGATCGATATCAACGAAGCAACGCTTTTCGCTGACGATGGCGCTGCCGAGGTGGTCAAGGAGTTCAAGAGCGGCACGCTGACGCTGGGGATCGACAACATCGGCGCGGCGGTCGCGAGCGATCTGACCGGGTCGCAGATCGACGATAACAAGGTGCTGGTTTCCCAGAGCGAGAACGGCGGCCAGCCTGTCGCGATCGGATTCCGCGCGAAGAAGAGCAACGGCAAGTACCGCTACTTCTGGCTCTATCGTGTCGTGTTCGGTATTCCCGCGACGAACCTGCAGACGAAGGGCGATAACATCACGTTTTCGACCCCGTCAATTGAGGGGACGATCATCCGGCGCAATAAGCTGGACGGGCAGGGCAAGCATCCGTGGAAAGCGGAGGTAAACGAGGATGATGCGAGCGTACCGGCCGCGACGATCTCGGGCTGGTACACACAGGTCTACGAGCCGACATTTGCGGTGGAGGGTTAATACATGGAAAACGACAGAGGCGCGATGATCCGAATCGGAAATCGGGAGTATGAAATGCTCCTGACTACCCGCGCGACAAAGGAGATTGCGAAGCGCTACGGCGGTTTGGAGCACCTTGGCGTTAAGCTCATGAAAGCGGAGAACTTTGAGCTTGCGTTGGACGAGGTGGTGTGGCTGATCACGCTGCTCGCGAATCAGAGCACGCTCGTGCATAACCTACTTGAGCCGAATAACAAGCGTGAGCTTTTGACCGAGGAAGCGGTCGAATTGCTCACCACACCATTGGATCTTTCGGGCTACAAGACCGCGATCATGGAAGCGATGGTCAAAGGTACCAAGCGCTATGTCGAAAGCGAGGAGGACCCCTCAAAAAACGCACCGGTCGGGCAAACGACGAAGAGCTGTTTGCCCGACTGATCTTCTATGGAGTGACGCTGCTGGGAAGATCGGAGCGCGAGGTTTGGCTCATGCCGCTTGGCGCTCTGCTTGATCAGTGGGAGGTGTATAAGCAATTTAATGGAATTGTCAAACCAGCCATGGAGTGTTATATTGATAACATTGTTCCGTTAGGAGCATAAAAGTTTTCAGGAGCATTCGTATGGTCTACACACCACTGACAAAGCGAGCAATTCAGTTTGCATTTGATGCGCATCGGGGACAATATGATAAATCCGGGCTTCCGTATATCACCCATCCACTACACGTTGCGGACGCTATGAAAACCGAGGACGAGTGCGTAGTTGCATTGCTGCACGATGTATTGGAAGATACGGATATCACGATAGAAGACCTGACCCGGATTGGTATATCGGATCGGCAGATTGCAGCACTGAGGTTGCTTTGCCATGATGATTCCGTTCCTTATTTGGAATACGTGCAAGCAATCCGCGTTGACCCGATCGCCAGAACAGTAAAGCTCGCTGACTTGTATCACAATTCCGACCTGACTCGATTGAACGTGATTACGACACAGGATATCGAACGAGTCGAGAAGTACAAACTGGCGATTGAAATATTATTGAATCAGTAATTGCAATCGATTGATGTTATGCATCGAGAAACGGCCTTCGGGTCGTTTTTTTATGCCGTTTATAGGGGGAGGTGATCCGTTGGCAAGCGATTTTGGCCTCAGGATCGGAGTTGAGGGAGAGCAAGCCTTTCGTAAATCGCTCTCAGAGATCAACCAGTCGTTCAAGGTTCTCGGGAGCGAGATGAACCTCGTCACCTCTCAGTTCGACAAGCAGGATAAATCGGTCGGCGCGCTGACCGCACGGAATCAGGTCCTGCGAAAAGAAATCGACGCTCAAAAAGATAAGGTCGAAACCCTTGAAGCCGCGTTGCAGAACGCGGCTTCTTCTTTTGGAGAGAACGATAAGCGTACCCAAGCGTGGCAGGTTCAACTCAACAACGCCAAAGCGGCGCTCAACGGTATGGAACGCGAGCTTGGCGCGAACGAAACCGCTCTGGATAGCACGGCAAACGGACTGGACTCCGCTGGTAAGCAAGCTGATGAGTTTGGCGACGAGATCAAACAATCCGCCGATCAGGCGGATGATGCGGGTGGGCGTTTTGACAAGCTCGGCTCGGTTGTGAAGGGCATCGGCGTTGCACTCGGTGCGGCCATGGCGGCGATTGGAACGGCGGCGGTGGCTGCTGGCAAAGCGCTTGTCGATATGACGATCAATACCGCGGCATATGCGGATGAAATGCTCACACAGAGTTCCATTACCGGAATGAGCGTGGAACGGTTGCAGGCATATTCTTACGCGGCTGATCTCGTTGATGTTTCGCTTGAGACCATGACTGGCTCCATGGCAAAGAACGTGAAATCCATGTCCAGCGCCGCTGGCGGCAGCGAGCAGTTTGCCAAAGCATACGACCGCCTCGGCGTATCGGTGACCAACGCGGACGGATCTCTGCGCGACAGCGAAGACGTCTATTGGGACGCCATTGACGCGCTCGGGCAGGTTTCGAACGAAACAGAGCGCGACGCGCTGGCCATGCAGCTCTT